CATATCTGAGAGCAACATAAAGAACTGCTTATCCGCAGGTGCAATAGCGTTCATCGGCTGAGTCACAAAGACTACCGAATACATCGCTAGGCTAGACATCATCAGCAGAACAGCACAGAACGTCGTGCCGATAACTAGCTTGATGATTGAATCAATATGGTCTGGAGTCCACTTCATTTTTGTTCCTCCGGCTTAAAGTCGGCAGCAGGTACTAGCTGGTCAGGACAAGTCCCAGTTACAGCACAAGTAGGACGCTGACACTCAGGTTTATTCCAGTTCTTGTTATCTTGGCAAGGATAACGGAACCTATCCTCACAGCCTACGAGACTAAGAATGAACAAGACGTAAAGCGTTCGCATACTGAATCTCCCGATCTTCCATGCCCTTGTAACCACCGTTAATCACGCGAGTCATACCACGTAGGTCTGTAGCGTCCGCGAATCTATTCAGCTTATTTGTCTCCCAGAACCAGCAAGCAGACTGAGCAGCACCTTCGAAACTTTGGGTGTACTCTGAGGCTTCTTCTGGAGTCATCTCTAGGCTAGCAGCGAACCAGAAGTAATTGTCCTTACCCGTTAGCTGAATGAGTCCTCGGCCTTTGTATCTAGCCCCATCTCCACTAGCCTCATCACCGTTACCCATACGATTCGCATAGACGTAGTTAGCGATCTTATCCGGCTGTTTAGCGTAGGACTTAGCCTGTGAGTCGGTCTGGAAATACTTAGGGAAGACTTTAAGGAGACCTTGAGCAGAGTAGTTCAGGTTCTCCGTTAGCCACACGAATCCACCTGATTCATGGTGACATTGGGCTAGGAAAGCCGCTATACGGTTAGGAGTCGTTATTTCGTATTCTTCTAGGAGCGACTTCCCACCGAGTTCATGTTGCTTGCCAAACAAAGCCTCGTACCATTGATCCGGGTACTTTGAGTGAGGGATAAACTTTCTCCAAGCCTTACGATCAATCACGATACATCCTCTCTAACAGTATGTCTCGCCGTAACTCTTTCATTCTTCGGACTTCATGGACAGCAGCCTGAGTCGCTACGTGCATGTCCCAGAGCATAAATCCGATGATCGGCATTACAATAAAGAAAGTTAATAACACCGCCATGACAGTAATCAATAATGTCCAAGGGATGTTCTCATCGTCTCGCTTCTTACTATCAGAACCATTAGCATTATTGCCCATAGAATTGTAAGAACGACTGCCCCAATCCATGCCAGCTGACTTTTTACCCGATTTATCTGTTGCCTTCGTTGCCATCGAGCCGCTTGAATCTTTCTAGTCTCTATCGCCAGAGCATCTGCTTGCTCGTTCTGGATGTCAGCCCATGCCTTCTCAAACCTTGCCCATACAGAACCTAACTCTGGTGGAGTGTTATAGACCATCTGCTCCCTGACCTGAGCCAACATCTCGTTAAGTTTGGATTCCAGCCTGATCCTCTCTAATGCCCTACGGCCTAACGATAAATCTCCTCTATAGACTTCTTTAGCCGCTGCTTCACTCTGGACATAAATCTTTACCAGAGCCTCGTACTGGTCGATAAACGTACCTAGATTCGACCAAATATCGCTAAGAACATCATCAGGTACAGCCTTGGCTACTTCCTGAACTCTTTTTACTTCTTCGTTATATTGCTTCTTCTGCTCAGGGCTAGGATCGACAATCTTGTGATACTGTTCTTTCAGGTCTTTCAGTACGTCGCTGACATCTCCGCTGGTACTCTTAATCTGCTTGTAAAGGTCTACGCCTTTTTTAGCGAGATCGATTGCTGTCGTACAGGCTTTATAAGCCGCAGCAATGGTTATCGGGTCAATCACTCTACATGGAGACGCATCTTTATATCGCTCAACTCACGACGTAATTCTTCGTTATGTTCCTCGCACTTACGGTTCTGTTCTTCAACAGCCGCTAGACGGACAGACATACGCTCGACTTCTTCACGTAAGGTAGCAATAACCTGTTGCCATGCAGCATCAGTTATCTCAGCAGACTTATTGTTACGGTTATCGGCCTGAATCTTCTGATACATAGCCCATGCTCCTGCACCTAGACCACCAATACCAACGACGATTTGAGAGAATAAGTTTTCCATGTTAGGTTTTCATAATAAACGCGAGTGCGTAGTATGGTACAAGGTTAGCGTTAGTACCTGATGAACCTGTACTATCGACTGTCACACTAACCGTTGTAGGACTAGTAAGAACGTGAGTAGTGCTATTATTTTGCGGAGACCACATACCCATAGATGACTGTCCACTACTTGTCCCGTATGGGATATTTCCAGCACTGTTGTAGCCAATAGATGAATGTTGGTGTGGGCTTGATGATGCGGTGTGTGTATGGCTTACGGTGATAGCGTCTTTAGAGCCGCCCGTCTGAGTCGCTGAACCAGTTACATTAGTCTTAGCCGCACCACCATCGTCAGCGTTAGCACCGATAATAAAACGATTACGCAAGTCTGGAGTGCTGTTAGAACCATCACAAAGTACCCATCCACTAGGAATTGTGGCAATAGTTCCTGACCACATGATAATCATGCCAGCCGTAAATAGATTTAGAGTTCCCCATTCAGGAGACAACCCAGCACCCCTAGACAATAGAACCTGATTAGCAGTTCCAACAGACGAATTAACAGTTAATGTACTTGATAGTGTTGTATTCCCAGTAACAGAAAGAGTACCGCCAACAGCAAAATTATCCGCATCAGTACCTGCTTGCATATCCTTAACCTGAGCCATTAGCTCACGGATAGCGTTATTGATACCACTAGGCGCACATCCTTCAGCAATGTTAATCCCACCAATGTCGGTGTTATTAGCCGCTGTAGCACTCCATTCGCTAACTTTGTTCTTTGGCATGATTACATCCCAGTAATGTTTCTGAGTTCTTCCTCAGTTACGTTAAGTGGCGTTAATAGCCCTCTAGCCCCAGTTACAGCAGGAACTAGGTTAGGCGGGATATTAGCCCCACGACCTGCTCTCATAATGTCAGCTAAATTCTGTACTGAACCCTCACGCATCTTGGTAGCACCATAACGAGAAGCTATAGCACCAGCCGTAAACGGTAGGCCAATCGTAGGCTCATAAACCGTAGCACCGCCAGCGAATAATCCACCAACTGAGCTTGTAGGCGCGAATCTACCGTAGAACTTGAGCATATTCTGAGTCGTTGAGCCTTTAGCGGCAGAACGAATAGCGGCTTGTTCTTCCTTAGTAAATAGACGCATCTTCTTGTCATTCTTAGCCAACTGACGTAACTGTTGAGCTAAGGAATTCTCAGTACCAGACTGAGTAAACTTACTAACGTCCAACTGAGCATCTTCGAGCATACGCTCAAAAATCTCACCTTTCATCTGACGGTTGTACTGATCTCTAGCTTGCTTCCAAACAGCTACGCCAGTCTTTGTATTTGTTCCTACCAAGTCAGATTGTGGAGCGTTAAGGATATAGTCATCAAACTTATCCTTCAGGATCGTTGCTAAACGTCTTTCAGCAGCATCAGCACTTGCCTGAGAGTTTTGAATAATCTTCCGTAATGCCTGAAGTTCTGTAAAGTCTTTAGGTGTAGGTGCAGTCAATTCCTTGATAGCAGCCTCAATCTTTGGGTATCCAGTCGGGGTATATCCCTCTTGACGCAGATCACCAGCAATCTTCAACATATTGCCAGAGAATTTCTGTGGATCAAACGAAATACCAGCCTGACGAGCAGCATCAAATGACTTGCTAGCCTGAGCAGCTAATTCACCTCTAGTCGGGGCTGTAGTTTGCCTAGCACCAACACCAAACGCAGCACCAGTACCCATGCCTGCAACCATGCCAGCAACAGGACTACCAGTAACCTCACCTACACCCTGACCAACAGCAGCACTAGGAGCAGCAGCAGCTAATTGACGAGTAGGAGCCTTAGCAAACTCTGTAGCCAACCCACGGCCTAGCTCTGTCTGAGCCGTTCTAGCAACTTGTGGCAATGCGCCTAATTGACCACCAACACTCGTTAAGGCACTACCACCAGCCTGTAACGCACGTTCACCAGTAGTTTCAGGAACAGGGAAGCCAAGACGAGTTAGCAGGTTTTCTACAGCACTAACTGGAGATGGAATCTGATATTTCTCAGGTAATAGGACGTTAGCAGCCTGAGTACCAACCTCAGCCAAAGGCAACGCTAGACCACCTGCCAATGCTCCCGGCGCACCACCAACCATAAAGCCACCAGCAGTACCAGTAAGTACAGGGGCAGCACCCCTAGCAACAATACCAGCACCTCTTTTCAGTTCCTCAGCAGCGGTTCTAGGCTGTGCTGATGCCGCAGCAGCTTGATAAGCCTCTGCATCCGATAATTGACGATCAGACTCTACTCGATATGTTCCAGAACCCGGAATGGTGATCTCATAGGTAGGCATTAGCGCACCTTTCTCACTTTGACTCCAGCAGGTAATGTCTGAGCAGGAGCATTTTGCTCAACGACAGTACCCCTTAGCAAATCATCAAATTCACCACTATAGCCATAGGTACGAGCATATTCGTTAGGAATCGTCTTAATTGCACGATTAGAAACATTAATGTACTGCTTTAACTGCTTTATTAGTTCGTCTTTTTTCATTCCAACTACTAATGAAGATTGAATCTTTGACAAACTATCCATTTCAGCAACAGCTACGTTACCTACAGCACCGCCAGTAGGCGAGGCATTTCTCATCTGTGAAAGTTCATTCACAAACGCACGACCAAGTAGGTTCTGCACTAGCTGGTTAGCCGTAAACGCATCTGTGTCAGGAACCTTTACCCTTAATGGCGCAGTTAACCCAGTCAAAGAATCAATGTAAGCAGGATTATCAAGTAGCTTCTGAGCAGCATCTCTAGCATCAACGACGTTTTTAAGCGCGTAACTTGACAAAGCTACCGTCGATGGCTGTTTTAACAACAACTCTTTCTTTGCTTTTGGAGGAACAGCAGCATCAGGTTGCTTAATTAATGGAGTCCCACCAACATCAACGATTGGCTTATTTGATTCTTTTACAACCTGTTTAGCCTCTGCTACAGGGCTAACTGGCGCAACTCTAGTGGTAGCCGCTGGAGCTGTAGCAACCTGAGTAGGCGCAGCAGATACTGGAACAGGAGGCTGTCCAATCATAGCCTCACGAGATGTCGGAACAGGAACATTTGCACCAGTTTCCTCAAGCAATTTACGAGCATCAATGACAATCTTAGTTTGGTCAGCTTGAGTCGGAGCGTTTTGATAACGCAATACCAAATCCATCTGCTGAGGGGTCATCTTTGTCATGTCGGTAGTACCAAACATCCTAAATGCAAAGTTTCCTGCAGCACCTTCAAACTTGAATTGCTTTCCAGACTCCATTACAGCAGTATCAATCTTCTGTAATGCGTCCATAAATTCTTTAGGCTTCAAAGAACTTCTAAGCGAACTTAGAGTTGCATACTGCTCCTTAAACATTGAATTTGGAGCAGAGTTAATTCTTTGGTCAAGATCAACGTCCTGAGCCATTAACTGCTGTTGACGATCACGCAAACGATCTACGCTACGTAATGTAGCCTCGGCATCAGTCGGCCTACGCAAATCTGCATATACTGAAGCATCAACAAGACCTCTTTGAATTTGTGCCTCTAGCCTTTGAACTTCCGGATTTCCTGTAACAGTAACTGGAGTCAATGCCTCTGGAGCAGACACAGTAGGCAACATTTCGCCACGACCTGTTAGACCGACACCGCCAGAACCAGTTAGACCTATTTGACGAGGAGCCAATCCACTCGTTAGACCGCCAACCATTGACTCTAGTTGACCTTCTTTGCCTGACGTAAAACCAATATCTCCAACTTGCTCACCCGCTGTAATCCCTCTAAATGTTGATGGAGGAGCAGTAGGAACAGGTGCAGGACTAGGAGCGATACTAGGCATAGCAGCCTCTCTAGCCGCCTGAAACTGACTTCTTTCAGCTAATAGTTTCAGTCCGGCTGCTGGATCAGCCCTAACGTATGCCTTAGTCGCAGCATCAATCGTTGGGTCTGCTAATACTCTATTCACAGCTTCAATTTGAGCCTGAGACTGCTGTAGCTTCATTACGTTAGACATCTGGTTAATGCCAGATTCATAGGTCTGACCAGCACCAGCAAAGCCAGCACCTAGAGCCGTTAAGACGTTCTGTAGCGGAGAGCGACGATAGCCCTGTGGACTCATACCCTGAGCTAATGCACCAGCAGCACTTAGCAATCCACCTAAGTTAGCTCGGCTTTCTAAAGCAGCACGATCTTTTGGGTCGGTTAATAGACCCTGATACATAGCTGGTGTACCAGTAAATATCTTTGGTAGGAAATCTTCAATAGCCATACGTCACCTTAGATCAGACTAATTCTTGGGCTACCCATTGCATACTGTGTAGGCTGTTCCATCTCAAATTGCTGACCACGCATCAACCCCGGTGGAGGAGCCATCTGAGGAGGAGGCTCAGGAGTTACTGCACTTTGTAACGCACCCATTCCCATTTGAGTAGCAACAGGATTTTGGTTAGCAAATGTATTCAAAGCACTCATCCCACCAGACAACTGATTACCAATCGTTACAGGCGCAGTTGTTGATCCGATAAGACCTGTAGAACCACCTGTAGCCGCATAAGTAGGCATCGTAGGATTGGCAAAAATAGTACTAGCACCCGGAGCTATTGCCGAGGCTGGTGTCGCAGCAGCACCTACCGCGCTAGTTCCCATACCAGCAGTACCCATCAAAGCAGGATTAGCTCCACTCATCGCAGCAGTAGACGCAACATTACCTGCACCCATCGCACCACCCATAAACGCACCACCAGCAGCACCACCAGCAGCACCCAATAAAGCACCCTTAAGAGGATCACGTTTATTGGTCATCGCACCAACAGATGCGCCAATCATCGCCATAGTTACTGGATCACCCATTATTTACCTCCAGACGGTGTAGATGTTGACTCAGAACGAGTCTCCAACGGCGCACCATAGAATATATTAGCAGCACGTTGCAATCTTTGTAACGGTAGGTCTTGAGCAGCCAATCGACCTTGGAGAGCCTTTTCTTCGTAGCCTTCTCTAGCCTGACCAACTTTTAACAATTTATCAATATCTGCATAATCAGCAGCAGACATTGTAGGAGCAGCCGTAGAAGCCGCTACTTGTCTAGCTCTTTCAGCTTCGGCTGATTCATACGCCAACTTACCACCCTGTTCCGCTAATGCGCGAGCAAAGATATCCTGAGCCTTACCAGTTTGCTGACCCATTGCAGCCGAGCCATAACGACCAGCCGAGGAAGCCTGAGACTGTAAGTTTTGAATATTCTGGGTATATTCTTCACCAGATAGACGATTTGCTTGCTGTAGCGCACCGCCTAAAAACGGATTAACACCACGACCTTGAATCGTAGCTAACTGTTCAGCCTGACCAGCACGAAGTAGCGGAGAACCGCCTACAGCCCTCTGTCGAGCCGCTTCAAGGGCTTGCTGAGTAGCCTCTGACGGAGCCGCAGCCAAGGTCTCAGGAGCCGATGGCATACCCTGATAAAGCCTCTGAGCTTCACCTAGTGTATAAGTGATAAAAGGCTTAAATTCTGGAGATATTTCCGACTTTGATGTTTGCGTTTGACCGCCGCCACCACCACCCATATTAGACCTCGCTTATCCACTTTCTAGGCCTGAAACCGTAAGCCTTAGCCCTGCGATCCCATCCCGGTCTATGACTCGTAAATGTTAGGTATTTGTTACCACATTCCCTTGCCATATTTTTGATGAATTGTAAACCTTTTTGCACCATCTGATAATCATTTTCTAACGTCCATGCTGCCCATACGTGGAGTTCTTCCCCCAATGGTTGCAATATAAAAAACGCTTTGAAATGGTTATCCTCTAGTCCAACCCATAGGCCAGATTTCTGATTCCAGCAGTCCGTGTACACATCTTCCACGATCCAACTTTCAGAACTGACACTCTTAATTTTGTCTAACCCCGGCTTGACGCTCATCCACCACTTTCTGAGTTGGTCAGGCTCGATATATTTCCATTCTGTCATCCGACTATTATGTATCCGTAAGTTTTGTCCGCAGTACTATTAGCCCAATGACTAATGGTTGCCTGACCTTGTTGTTGAGTAGAAACGTACAAATTCGTTGTAGCTGATGGCGCAACGTAAGACATAGTAACAATAGCACTAGGAATTGATGGCCTGTCAGGGCTTGTACTCGTAGGGTATTGTTCTAACGAAACGCCAGTATCCGTTGTTCTCCAGAATATCTCAACATAATCCCCTGCGTTCATCTCCATAAAGAAATTCATCGCAGTAATCAAGTGACTCGGATCACCCGTACTCTTTCTCGCTGGCATGTGGAACCGACTATTGGAACCAGCGACGTTAGTACCGTTCTTCTTGAACCAAATGTCAATGTCCTGACCATCATTCGTCGTGTTCTTATACTGGAATGAGAACTGGATGTTGTAAATCCCATAATTCCTGACGTTTAGCCTAGAACTATTGGAAACGTAAACTCCATTGGAATAATCTGTTGTGTTAAAGGTAACTGCGTACCCTGTGGTTGTATTAGCCGCTGTTTGGTCTGTGGAGTCCTGAAACGCCCCATAGGGAGCCGAATCAGCCTCGGCATTAGCAGATACCGGAACAAAGAAAATCAGGCTCTCAAAGCCTATACGCTCGTCGTAGAGAGTCGTTGTAACCGCATTGCTAGTCGCTAAGGTAATTAGACCTGTGTTGTTGGTCTTTCCGTCCATAATGCCACGAACGACCTCAGCAACAGCCCTCTGATCCCCTCCAAATGGCGGTAATGTACGGAATTGCCTCATCGATCACCCTGCTTAACTACGTCTACGTCAAGACCTACAGCAGTTTCCCAGTTTGAACCCGTAGGAGTCAGTCTTAGGCGGTGATATTCACCGTTAGAACGGATAGAAACACGGTTTTCAGCATCAGCCGCGACGTTAGAACCGAATTCCACCTGCTCGTTAAGCAAATCCCGGCTAGAAATCGCCACAGAACCGCTTCCACCGTCCACAGTTGGCCTTACTAACGTCACCGTAGACCGACCAACGTCTATATCACCTGTCGTAATGTTCGCTGTCTTAGGCTGACCAGAGAAAGCAATAATCTTAGCCCCAGAAACACCTGCAAAAAGTAGCTGACCACCAGCAAATACCCGTGAATCTAGAGGAATATCTAGCGCATCAATACTCGCATTGTAGTTATCTACCTGTTCTAACGTTGCTGATGGCGTTAGCACAAAGGAAATGGCATTAGCTGTAGTGTCTGCATACGACCAACGGTCTAAGTTGATCGAGTAAATCAACATACTTTTACCACCGAAAGAGTTATTGAATTTCCATAATACTAACTTTCTAATAGGATCAATAGTCGTACTCATTCCAGTCGGGATTTCGCTAGGAATGACGTTCTTAAAGAACCATCTATTTACTCTTTCAGCACCAATAGCCTTTACTGATTGACCATCGCAAGAATAAAACCCGTCATCCGCTAGGAAATACGTTAGCCCACCGTACTGAGCGATTGATCCGTCTGAAATACAGCCCAAAGACCTAGAGATCGCATCGAATTGAAAAAAGAAAGGGCTACCCGTATAGCTCATACGGTAAATCGCCCTTTCAAGAAATACTAGACCGTATTCCCCACCAGCAAGACCTGTAATATCCCCACCATCAGGAATGATCTGGAAATCAGATTGAGAAGCTGCACCCGGAGTCCAGTCCGTCTCATCATTAATGTCTGACCAATAGACCTTGTTCGCATCCGTTCCATCGTTAGCC